CTTGAACTTATGCGGATAGAAGCAGCGAACAAAGAGACAAACAAAGAAGATACACAGAATAATCTTTTTGATGCAATAAATAATAAGGTAAAGGATGACAGCTTTGATTTACAAGAACTTCAGCGAGAGACAGAGACTGACTCTGACGTGGTGGAAAAATAAGCGATTTGCAGAATATGATGGTATTATCTGTGATGGTTCAATTCGTTCAGGTAAAACAATATCAATGGCGATAGGCTTTATATTGTGGAGTATGATGCACTTTGACAATGAGAAATTTGCTTTGTGCGGACGAACAATTGAATCCCTGCGCCGCAATGTTATAACATATATCCCAACGTGGCTCGAGGGTCTTTTTACGGTTACCGAGCGCAGGTCTGAAAACAAAATGATTGTGACTGCCTGCGGTAAGACAAACACATATTATTTATTTGGCGGCAGAGACGAAAGCAGTTATACACTCATACAAGGAATTACACTTGCAGGCGTCCTTTTTGATGAGGTTGCCTTAATGCCACGCTCCTTTGTTGAACAGGCAATGGCACGTTGTTCTGTCAGCGGCTCAAAGTTTTGGTTTAACTGCAACCCGGAAAGCCCGCAGCACTGGTTTTATACTGAGTGGATTAAGAAAGCTTATGAACGCAATATGCTGTATCTGCATTTTACAATGGAAGATAACCTAAGCTTGGACAATAAAATTAAGGCGAGATATGAAGGTATGTATTCGGGTGTGTTTTACGATAGGTACATTCGGGGACTGTGGGTTGTCGCTGAGGGACTTGTTTATACGATGTTTAATCAAAATATCCATATCACGGACAAGATACCTAAAGAAGGCAGATACTTTATATCTGTTGACTATGGCACACTAAACCCCTTTTCTGCGGGACTTTGGTGCTTGGCAGATGACAAAGCATATCGCATAGATGAGTATTATTATTCGGGACGTGAAAAAGAAAAACTAAAAACAGATGAAGATTATTATACTGAAATCGATAAGCTTGCAGGCGGGAGATATATCGAACGCATTATCGTTGACCCCTCCGCTGCGTCGTTTAAGGCGGTAATAAACAAATACGGTAAATATGCCGTAAGAGATGCCAAAAACAGCGTTGTTGACGGTATTAGGTATGTAAGCGGCTTATTGAAAAACAATAGAATGTTCATATCAAGCACTTGCAAGAATAGCAAAAAAGAATTTGCGATGTATCGCTGGGACACAAAAGCAAAGGAAGATAAACCCATGAAAGAAAACGACCATGCCATGGATGATATACGGTACTTTGCATACACCGTTTTAAGCCGTGAATGGAGACAGTAAAAAAAGATTAAAAGAGGTGATTTATATGACTACATTGCCACAGATATGGGCTAATATTTTAATATGGCTTGGAGTTCGAGAAAGTAATAGCAAAGAGTTGGAGGGCGCTGTTAAATTTTCGTTAGAATACAACGATAAAAAAGGAATTAATTTAACATACTCTGCCAGCAATAAAATTGCAAATTTTGTTACAACCGATAGCCAGCTAAATATTACATCGGATAAGAGTGACAGCAGAGTGGATTTTCTTTCAGTTTGTGCCAATAAGCTATGGAAACATAAAAAACGTATTGTATCCAGAGCAGCAGGTGTCGGCAAAGTGTGTTTATTCCCCTATACAGATGACTGCAAAAATATAAAATACTGCATTGTTCCACAGTCAAATATTGTGGTTCTTGCGCAAGACGGAGAAAAAGCGACGGACATATCTGTTTTATGCGATACAGCAACAGTTAATGAAAAGCTATATGGTAAATTTAAGCGTTACATGCTACAAGGGACTACACACATAATAACAGAATTTTACACAGACCTTACGGCTAATATCGTAATTGGAAGTGACCCGCCAAGCGGTGTGACAAGGTGGCTTTCAGTTGAACCTCTTGTAATAGAAAATGTAAAACAGTTACTTTTTGGAGCCGTAAATTGTCCGATTGATTCACGCACCGATGATGTTTTTTATGCCGCGAGAATAACAGATGGTTGTGAAGATATTATCAACGACATTAAGGCACAGTTTGCATACTTAGCAAGCGAATATAAATTAAAAAAGGCTTTTGTCGGTGTTGATAAAACTTTATTTCGTACAGACAAAAAGGGCAAACACATATTGCCCGATAGCCAATTGTTTAAAATTATGGATACAGGAGCAGATGATTTTTTCAAAATCTTTGATCCTGCTATTCGTGCAGATCCTATTTTCACACGTTTAAAGGCAACATTCGAATTACTTGAAAATCAGATAGGACTGTCACGGGGGATTTATACCAGTCCTGAAAATGTGGGAGCTTACAATAACACCAGTAATATTAAGAGGTCTGTCTTTGATACATATTCTTTTGTTACAAGCTTTCGAGATAATCTTGAAAACGGAATAACCGATTTTCTTTATGCCTGTAATGTACTTGCGGAATATTTTGGTATGACACCACAGGGAATTCCGTTTGAAGATATAGGTATAAGAATAGACTGGTCTAATGCGATGATTGAAAATAGTGCCGAAGAATTTAACCAGTATGCTGAAGGTGTTGCACAGGGAATTATAAGCCGCTCTGAATTACGGCAATGGATTACAGGTGAAGATATTGAAACAGCAACAAAAAAGGTAGATGAAATACAAGAGAATATGCCGTTGGTTGAATAAGGCGGTGCTGCTAAGTGTATGATTATAAGATCTATGAATATTTAGCCCAGCAGATTGTCGACCTTTATGAGCCGATACAAACCCATTATATAGAGTTAATGGCAGAGCATTTAAAAGACATTGGCAAGCTCACCACAACAGATGTACACAGGCTGGAACAAATACAGCGCATGCGGGGCAACTCAAGGGAAATAGCGGAAGAACTTTCAATAGTCAGCAAAAAAACCATAAAATATATAGAGAAAATGTTTTTGCAGATTGCAGAAGATGATTACAGTTTTTCTGAAAAATATTATAGTGCCAAAGGATTGAATCAAATACCCTTTTCGCAAAACACAGCATTAAAAAGGATTGTTGCTGCCGAAGCTGACAGAACATCGGGATTATTAATTAACTTATCGCAAACAACAGCATCACAGCTTAAAAAGAATCCGCTTAATTACAGACAGGCTATTGATACAGCTGTACGAGCTTCATCGTCAGGTATTAGCGATTACAATACGGCAATTCGTCGGGTGCTAAGAAAAGCATCCAGTGAGGGAATAAACTTTGTCGATTTTGATAGCGGATATCGCAGACGGCTGGATAGTCAAGTTCGTATGAATGTTCTTGAAGGTATAAAGCAAACTAATATCGGTGTAGCTCGACAGTTAGGAAAAGAATTTGGTGCTGATGGTGTAGAAATAAGTGTACACGGTCTTTGTGCGCCCGATCATCTCGATATACAGGGGTATCAGTTTACAAATAAAGAATTTGATAAGCTTCAAGAATCTTTGGATCGTCCAATTGGTACACTAAACTGTAAACATTTTGTATTCCCTATTCTTTTGGGAATTTCTACATCGGCACATTCTGAAAAAGAACTGGCAGATTTCAAAAGATTAAGTACCGAAAGGGTTGAAATTGGCGGCAAAGAAAAAACACGATACGAATGGTCGCAGGAACAGCGTAAGCTCGAGACGGCTGTCAGAAAACAAAAAGATATTGCTGTGGCAGCTAAAAAAAGTGAAGATATGCTATTGCGCCGGGAGTCACAGGCAAAAATTAACGCATATAAAACACAATATAATCAAATTGCAAAATCGGCGGGACTTGAAAGCTATAAAGAACGCATGACAGTCAGCGAATTTAGACCTGTAAAGCCGTTGACAAATGCAGTTGGCGAGCCTATAATTATAGTGAAAAAGACAACTATTATCGGTAAGCCAAACAGTATTACACAACGGACAAGTTCACAGGGTGGCATCGAACGTAATTATTACGGAAATAACGGTAAACAAGAAAAACAGATTGCCAATAATAATCATAATCGCCCAAAATACCACCCGTTTGGAAAACACGGCGAACACGCCCATGATTATATTTACGATAAAGACGGAATTTTAATTGATCGTTCTACAAGAGAGTTAAACGACAGAGAAAGAAAGGAGAACACAGACATATTATGAATATTAAATCTTTTCGAGCGCAAGTAGAATCTTTAAGTACACATGTACTATTTGAGTATAACGGACAAAATTGCGGAGTTGATCCTTTTAATTGCAAGCATTTTGATATATGGTGCGGTGAAAATTTTGCGGAGGCAAAAAGCATTGATGAGGTCTTTGAACTGCCAATTTTTGACGGAAAATCCTTAACTGATATTTACGAAAAAATCACGAATATAGAGTATTGATTTAAATTATCATATTGATTCAAGGCACTGTGTGAAAACACGGTGTCTTTTTTCATATACAAATTACCCCTGCCCGGGGAAAAATAGGGCGCCGCAATGTCGGGACTGGCCGGATAAAAAGGATAGCGGAAGAAAGGAAGATTATGGCACTGGAATGGTTAAAAACAATACTTGGTGATAGCTACACTGAGGATATTGACAAAAAGGTATCTGCCGAAATTGGCAAGGGTTTTGTATCTAAAGATGATTTTAATACTAAAAACATCAAGCTGAAAGAAGCTGAGGCGAACCTTGCACAATATCAAACAGAAATCGAAACCTTGAAAACAACTAACGCAGGCGCAGAGGAATACAAATCTAAATTTGAAACTTTGCAGAGAGAAATCACTGAAAAAGAGGAATCAACAAAAGCTGAGCTTGCCGACAAAGAACTTACATCGGCAATTACAGGTGTTTTCGGTGATAAAAAGTTTACAAGTGATTATGTTAGAAATGGTCTTATCTCAGATATGAAATCGGAAATTTCCAAGCCCGAAAATACGAGCAAGGGATATGCGGAAATTTTTAACAATCTGACTAAAGACAAGACGGGCATTTTTGCAAGTGAACACCCAGCGGGTCAATTAATGAGTGGTTTTGGTAACACAAACAACACAGAAATTGAGACAAATACACTCAGGGCTGCTATGGGTTTAGCCCCTGAAACAACAAAATAAAAGGAGAAGAACAAAATGGCAAATAATATTGTACTAGCAAAAAATTACACAAGTCTATTAGATGAGGTTTATAAAGGTGCAAGCGTTACCGCAAGTTTAACCAGCGATAGCACACTTGTACGTGCAGGAGCTAACGCAGGCGAAATTCTATATCCACAAATTGAAGTAAGCGGTCTTGGCGATTACAATCGTAAAAGTGGATATACAAACGGCACCGTAAACTTGATCTGGAAAACAGCAAATTTCAATTATGACAGAGGTACCAAAATAAGCGTTGATACCATGGATGATCAGGAGACTTTTAATATTTCCTTTGGTATGGCGGGTGCAGAACTTCAGCGCACAAAGGTTGCGCCTGAAGCAGATGCCTTCACTTTTGCTACACTTGCAGGTCTTGATGACATTTCCAAAGCCTCCCCTGCTACCTATGCCGACGCTTTGGAATTTTTGGCAGCTTTGCTTGTGGCGAAAAACAAAATGGACGAGGACGAAGTGCCTGAGGAGGGTCGCATTTTATATGCAACACCTACCCTAATTAATGGTCTTATGGCTCTTGACACAACAAAATCTAAAGAAGTATTTAATAGCTTTGCTGTTGCTCAAAAAGTACCGCAGAGCCGTTTTTACACTGCAATTGATTTACTTGACGGAAAAGCCTCCGGTGAAGAGTTGGGACATTATCGCAAGGCGGCAGCGGGTAAGGATATTAACTTTATGATTGTTCATAAGCCTGCTGTCTTCAAGTGGGATAAGCATATCGCGGGTGATATTATACAGCCGTCCGCAAACCCAAATTCAGACGCCTACATTCTGAAATATCGTAAATATGGTATCGTAGACGCATATAAAAACAAGCGTGCAGGTATTTACCTGTCATACAAAGCGTAAGGAGGATATAAAAATGGCACGAACAATAGGATTAGTTGCAAAAGAAAAAGAGACTCCTGCAGAAACTTTTCTTTGCCCTGTATGTGGGAAAGAATATAAAACCGCTGAGGGTTTAGAAAAGCACATAAAAGAAAAACATCCCGATAATCAAAATTAAGTAAAGGGCGGTATTTATGCAATACTTAACACATGCCGAATATATGGAAATGGGCGGTACCGTTGAAAATACCGCCTTTATTCGTTTTGAATGGGAAGCGCGCCGAGAGGTTGACTATTACACACATCAACGTATTATAGCGGATATTCAAAAAGGCGCAGAATTGGAAAACACACCTTATTTTGAAGCGTTACAAATGTTAATATTTGCACTTGTGGAGCTGGGAAATAAATATAGTCTTGTCAGTGATGAAAAAACTATAACAAGTACCAGCAATAACGGTATATCTGTAAGTTATCAGTCAACTACAATGCAAGAGGCAAATACGGCACGTAAAAAGCTTATAAAAAATTATCTAGATGGTTGCCAAGATTCACAAGGTGTTAATCTGTTATGGGTAGGTGTTTAATATGCAGACAGTTAAATTACCATTTGCCGATACTTACATTACTATCTACAACCAGTTTAAAACAATAGACTCTACAACCAACAAGACACAGGTTACATGGTTACGCACTGTAATTCCAAACTGCTATTGGGGAACAAACGGCAAACAGATTGATATCGGAGGTATTAAAATTAAATCAGATGATTTTCTCGTGCAGATACCCGAAGATACAAACTATCGGGATAAGTGGGACTGGAATGGCGAAAACAGCTTGTTTACAGCGGATAAAGGTGATGTTATAGTAAACGGTCGAACTGATATTGAAATACCTTTAAATGGTGTTCCACGGGTTATTTTAGCCGATTATATCAGCAGAATGTTTACAGTGGAAACTGTGAGAAACAATACCGGAAAGGGTGTACCTTTGGGACATATTGCGGTAACTGGAAAATGATTGAAACAAGCGTAAGGGTGGAAATTGACATCGACAGTAAAATAAAGAAGCTTGGCGGTGACGAGTTAGGCAATTTTGCCGCAACAACCGCACATAGACATTTTTACGATGCTATGCCCTATGATACGGGTGCTTTTGCTGACAGCATTGATTATAGACCTTGGGAATATGAACATCTTGTTCCTTATGCAAACAGGGTATATAACCATAACTATAATTTCAGAAAAGATTATCATCCGATGGCTATGTCTAATTATGTAGAGGGATATGGAGTTGTCGCAAATCCCAAAATTGCAGCTGATATACAGGCATATATCGACAGTAGAAAGTTAGGGTTAAACGAATGAATGAATTCACACAAAAACATCAGGCGGTATGGGATTGGCTTTATACATGCCCTGATATACAAAGTCTTTATTTTGTTCAGGGTGAGTATGACGAAAACCGTCAAATCAAGCTAAATGAACAGGTTGTTTATACACCGCAAGGAGCTGGAGTTGACACATGGCAAAAACGATATATTCGTGAAAAAGGAATAAAGTTATATAGTTTTGCTGTATCACAGTATGCACCTATGGTTTCTCAGGTAAACACAAGTGCAAACATAGAAGTAATTAATGCCTTTGAAAAGATTGTAAATTGGATTGAAGAGCAAAATCGTAAAAAGCACTATCCTCTATTCCCCTCAGATTGTAAAATTTTAAAGATTGAGGCTTTTCCGGGCAATATAGCCGGAGCGGACGAAAAAGGTGTTAAAATGCAATTTATTACGCAAATACGATATGAAAAAATATAAAGGAGAAACAAAATGAAAGTATTAAATCTAATGAGTGACTTTACCCCCTCCGCCAATTATGAGGGATATGTAACAAATGATGATTTTGTGTTGGCAGTAGACATTACCGGCACAGCTACAGACAAAGACGACTATGTTGTTGCGCAAATGGGTGTTTCCGGGCTTGATGCACAACTAAATCCGGTAACACAGGATAAACAGTATATTAGAGCGGGTATGTCTTCAATTAAAACGGGTACACAGCGAACATTTGCTGTTGGTGGTGACAGATATATTGGTGATGAATTTCAAGATCATTGTTTTTCACACGCTATAAAGTTCGGTATCGGTAATACCGTTGTAGTACCATATATTTATTTTAATGTATTAAATGGTATGGGTGAAAAAGGAACGGTTTCTATTGTCGTTAATTCAGACGGCAGCGGCAACTCCGGAGAAAGTTCCGCTATTTCTATTGATTTGAAAAAAGTAGGATCAATGCCAACACCATATACCTATGAATCTATTTAAATTTAACAACTACTAAAACTATTGGAGGAATAATAATGAAAACAGCAAAAATCGCTTTCACAGAACAGAAAAGAGCCATTGATGTTAGGGGTAAGGTCTTTGGTATCCCCTCAAGAACATCAAAAATAGAAAACGCACTGCAAGAATGGGAAACAAGCCGCAGGTTGAAAACAGATTATGAAAATTATTACAGTGTTTTTGAGATCCTTTTTGGTGCAGAGCAGCGCGATGAATTGTTAGAAAACGGAGAAGATGAAAATCTTGATTTCCTTTTTGTGGTTTGTACAACTGCGTTAGACCTTTACAACGAGGAAAAGGATAAAATCACGACCGCCAATATGCAGAATGCAATGAAACAGATTAATCCGCTGCTGGATAAAATGGGTGGTTTGAATGCTGTAGCAAAACAGTTGAAATGAACCCAATACTTGAAGCATTCCCGAATGAAATAACTGTAGAAAACACACGATACACCATTAATACGGATTTCAGATTGTGGTTGCAGTTATTTTATTATGCGAGGAAAAAGGAACACAAAAAACAGGTTGAAGAAATTTTAAACTGTATATGTCCTGAAATAGAAATATCAGAAAATCCACAGGCTGTTATTAACGAGCTTGTGGATTTTTCCATGCTTGCTGAACACTCTTCCAAACACAGCGAGAGTAAAGCGAAAAGTCGGCTTTCTGTTGCTTCTAAAAAGTTATTTGATCTTTTTGTTGATGCTGATGTTATTTACGCTGATTTTATGCGAGATTATCATATTGACCTAAATGTCGCACAAATGCACTGGCTGAAATTCAAGGTGCTTTTAAACGGAGTTACCAGCAAGAGTGCCACCGAACAACGTAAATCCTTCAGGGCAACGGATTTAAAGGATGTGGCGGTTAAGCATCGTGAAGCTGTGAGAATATCGCAAGATGCTCTGTGGATAGAAGACGATACAAATAGAATGACTTTGGCGGAGCGCGACAAGGCTATGGTTGACTATGTAAGAGCAAGGCAAAAGGAGGCTCACAAAGGTGGAACAAAAAATTAAATGCCCCTACTGCGGATATCGAATGCCCATATTAAAAGGCAATAAAGCAAAAGCACAGGATATATGGGTTAAATGTAAAAATCCTAAATGTAAAAAAGAATTTGAAATAAAAGTTTAGTGCCTAAGTGCCAATGACTTCACAAAGGGTGTGTAACATTGGCGGACAAAGTAATTATTAAAATAGACGGTGATACCTCGGGCTTTAAAGATTCCATGGGTAAAGTAGGCAGTATTGCCACAACAGGATTATCGAAATTCAATTCATTTTCTAACGGTTTGGCAAAGGGACTGACTAAAGTTATGTCTGCGGCTGCCACGGGATTGGGTGGTTTAGCGGGTGCTTCTGTAAAGGCTTATGCAGACTATGAGCAGTTGATTGGCGGTGTAGAAACTCTATTTAAAACAAGTGCAAACGAAGTAGAGGGTTATGCCAATATCGCTTATAAAACGGCTGGTCTGTCAGCTAACCAATACATGGAAACGGTAACCAGTTTTTCCGCAAGCTTATTGCAAAGTTTAGGCGGTGACACTAAAAAAGCCGCTGGACAGGCAGACCAAGCTATAATTGACATGGCTGATAATGCGAATAAAATGGGTTCTTCCATGGAAAGCATACAAAATGCTTATCAAGGTTTTGCAAAGCAAAATTACACCATGCTCGATAACCTAAAACTTGGATACGGTGGCACAAAATCAGAGATGGAAAGGCTTCTTGCAGATGCTGAAAAAATAAGCGGTATCAAATACGACATTTCAAGTTTCAGTGATATTACGCAGGCGATTCATGTCATGCAGGTGGAGATGGAAATAGCTGGCACAACTGCCAAAGAAGCCGCAGAGACAATCAGTGGTTCTGCTTCTGCTATGGGGGCAGCTTGGAGTAATGTTTTAACCGGAATGGCAGACGATAACCAAGACTTTGATTTACTACTTGATAATTTAATCGAAAGCGTATATACATTCGCTGGAAACATATTGCCAAGAGTTGAAACAGCATTAAGTGGAATAGGAAAATTAATAGTAGGACTGGCTCCCGTAATTATGAATGCTTTACCCTCTTTGATTTCTACAGTTTTGCCGAGCTTGATTGGTTCTGCAAAAGAGTTAATAACGATTTTCATTACAGAAATCCTAAACAATAAAGATGTTTTGATGGACGGTGTACGAACCACATTTACATCACTTGTTGACGGTATACGAGAAATAATACCCATGTTGCAGGAACTTGCGGCCACCTTAATTCCTTTGGTCGTTGAAATGGTTATCGCAGGACAAGGATTAATTTGGGAACTGGGACTATCTATTCTAACAGGGTTAATTACAGGCATTGCCGAAAATCTACCCATGCTAATGGAAGTGGCACAGCAAGCTTTAGACAGCCTTGTTGCCTCTATACAGGCAAATTTGCCGTTACTAATTCAAGGTGCCCTTGATATCGTGATGGCGCTGGTGAATTTCTTAACAGAAAATTTGCCTACTTTAATTCCTGTAGCTGTGCAAGCAATACTCACCATTGTTCAGGGACTTCTTGATAATCTTCCCATGTTGGTGGAAGTGGCACTAGAACTCATTGTTGCCCTTGTAAAGGGACTTGTCTCAGCACTGCCACAGATTATTGCAATGGTACCGAAGATAATTGTTGCTATTGTAGATACTCTGTTAGCGAATTTGGGTAATATTCTATCGTCAGCAGTTAAAATCATTATGGCTCTAATCATGGGTCTTATAGGCGCTATCCCTCAGCTTATTGCAGCAATACCAGAGATTATTCTTGGAATAATAACGGGAATTATAAATAACCTTGATAAAATTATTATGGCAGGACCGCAAATTATAGTGGCTCTCATAACAGGTCTTATCGAAGGTATACCTAATCTGATAGCAGCTATTCCGCAGCTTATAAGTGCGATTATTGATACAATAACAGAAACCAATTGGGGCGAAGTCGGTATCAATATTATCAAGGGTATACTAAACGGTTTTTTGAACCTCGGCAGTATTATATGGAATGCTGTTTGTAATGTTGGTAATCAGATTATGGGCGGCATTAAATCCTTTTTCGGCATTGCTTCCCCCGCTAAGAAAATGAAACCCTTTGGTAAATTCATTGGGCAAGGAACAGTTGCGGGATTTGAAGATAGTACAGATGACTTTGTAGATGCTATAGGCGAGCAAGAAAAAGCTGTTGAGAATAGATATAAAAAGTTTGATGTTGCCGATATGGCAATAAACGCTTTTAATGCCGATACTGGTGTTTTGTCACAACTAAATGACGGGGTTGGAAAGGCACACATAACGCAGACATCACAAGCACAAAGTGTGAATGTATCCAGTCCTCCGGTAAATGTAACAATTGAAAGTGTAACAAAACTTGATGGACGTGAGATAGCTCGAGGAATATCAAAACCAATGGGGGTGCAATTAGAATGGGAAGCGTAATGTATATAAATAACAAGCCATTAAGCGATTTTAATGCGGACATGCTGCTGGGGTACGTTATAGGCGGAAACGATCTGAAAAATATTAAGTCCTCCGGACGTGATCGCACAACTTCAAAATTAATATCACAGCGTATAGGTGAAAAGAATATATCTTTAAAAGTAGATTTTTACGGTACCCGTGCTGAGCGGGCAAAAAATAAAAGTCAATTTGACTATGAGTGTATAAAAGATATTGTGGTTCTGTCTGTTGGAGATGGCTATGAATATCATGTTACTTGTACAAAATTGGGTGACGAATCCCCCGGAACAGTAATGACCGAGGCTGAGTATACTTTTTCAGGTTTTAAGAAAATGGGTATTGTTAGCATCAAAGCAAAGGAATTCTTTTGCTTATCAACCACCCCAAGAACAGATTGTATTTTCTCTGTAACAGTAGGCAGAACCACAGCACGCTATAGGTTGTGGAATGCCTATTTTTTAAATGTTATTGCCGGCGATAAGATTGTTTTTGACGGTGTAAATGGAAGAATATTAATTAACAACAGTCCAAGGGCTGCAAAATGCGAATGGATTGATTTTCCGTATCTTGTGCCGGGGACAAATACTATTGTATGTGATGATACTGTAACAACAGAGTATTATCCAACATTTTTATAAGGAGATGTTTATATGTTAACTTATATTTCAGACAGTGCTGAAATTGCACTGCCTTTTGACGACTATTCCATAACACATAAATGGAGCGGTGTTGACAGTATTGAATTTAGCATACCTACGGACAGCGAGTTTTACGCTTACATATCCGAAGAAAAAGCAGTTATTGAAACAACTGAAAAACAAAAATACATAACGAAAATGATTGACCGCGGCAAAGATTACACGACTATTATGTGTGAGTTGGATATTGACGAATTTAAGCGGGATATGTTTATCGGATTTAATAACAAAAGCAATACTTGCTACGGCACAGTAAATCAGGTTTGTCCTGGCGGTTGGACAATTGTTGACAAATCAGCCATTAGCATCCGGAGAACCATAGACCTCGAAGGTCCTACAGCTCTTGATGTGATTAATCGTTGTGCTGTTGTGTATTCAGTCTGTTTCAGATTTGATACAAATGCAAAAATCCTCACAATTATTAATCCTGATAGTTTTACTCCAGTCGGTGCATTTGTTACCGCAGACCTAAATCTTAAAGATCTCAATTATATGGGAAAGTCTCTCAACCTTATCACACGCATTTATGCGGTAGGAAAAGATGGACTGACTTTTTCGTCTATTAATGGCGGTAAGAGTTATGTTGATGATAACTCATATACGAATAAAATTATATCTTACTACTGGAAAGATGAGCGATACACAGATAAAGAAAGTCTGTTGGCTGATGCAAAAAAGAAGTTAAAGATTTCGGCTATACCTTTGCAAAGCTACGACTGTATAATTGATGATTTGAGAAACACCAATCCTGACAAATACGGCTTTTTAGATTTTTCATTGTTTAATGTTGCAACGCTAATTGACAAAGCACAAAAAACACGCCTAGATCACCAAGTTGTCGAAACAACCACATATCCATATTATTCGGAACTAAACAGTATAAAGTTATCGACTGTGGCGCCATCTATACAAAGTACTGTAAAAAACATACAGGACAGTCTATCCACCCCAAACAGCGGCTTTCAACAGCGAATGCAGGCATTGTTAAGTACATTAGGCGAATCTATAAGCGGTGAGCTCGGCGGGAATATGATCATTACCCAAAATGCAAATGGGAAGCCAAATGGCATTAAAATTATGGATACGGATAATGAAACAACAGCGCAAAAAATATTGTGGCTAAACCTTGCGGGAATTACATACAGCGCGAACGGTGGCAATACATATTCCAATGTGTGGAGCTTTGAAAGGGGCGGCTTTATTGCTGATTGGATTGTGGCAGGAACACTTAATGCCGATCTTATAAAGGCGGGAACAATTGATGCGAATTTGGTAAAGATTAGAAATTTGATAACAGACCATGTGCAAAGTGAATCCGATAGATACAAAATGACACTTTGGGCGGCTACCTTAAAGTTAATGGACAGAAACGACCTAAGAGCATCTATCTATGTCACCGCTCCTAATAATGGCGATACATTTGGAATGGTAAGAGTAACGCGCGGCAAAGAAACAGAAACGGGTGAAAGTGATATTAATACACGTGTAAGCGCGTTGACACCTAATCTTCTCGCAGTTGGTGAAAAAAAGGGTATAAATGGAGATGTCGAGCATGATGGAGAGATAAAATGTGGAGCGGTCAACTGTGGGGATGTTTATTGTGAGGGGATTATGTATGCTACAAAAGAAGTACGATGCGAAACGTTTGTATGCAGAGGAACACCTTATTTCTACAATGAACGGTACCAAGCAAGAAATGTTACCATAAACGGCATATCCTACAGAATTTTGTGTGCGGGATAAAGGAGAAACAAAATGATTATTAGTAAGGAAATTAAAGTTAATGCTACAGGCAAATTTGCTCCTGTACATATTGAGGCAACACAAGGTGAAACAAACGCCCGGAGATTAATTGTGCAAGTGTTGGATGATAATGGGGTTGTCATGAATTTATCACCCTTCAGAGCTTCGCTTTATGTGACAAAAAAGGATGGTACCGTAGCTGAGACAATGGGGATAGTAAATGGAACATCAATGTATTTTGATTTATTAAGCCAAAGCATGGCAGTGGCAGGAAAACAACCTTGTTTCATAGAGTTGTTTGATATCAACGGTGTTAAAATACTTCGCATTTCAGGGCTTATATTAGATGTACAAGCCTGTCGGGTAGATAATGCGGAACTGTCTGTTACAGAGCTTGCAAGTGTAAAAAAAGCAACCTTAGATGCTATAAAGGCAGCTGAGCAGGCGGATACTGCCGGAACAAAAGCGGTATCTATGGCGGAAGAAGCAATATCCGAAATGGAAGCCAATATCCCAACAACCTCTTTGGCATTTACTGAGGCGACATCTAGGCAAACCATAAATAGCGGTGAAAGCTTATCAACTTTGTTTGGTAAAATTAAGAGATGGTTTACCGACCTAAAAGCTATAGCTTTTTCGGGCAGTGCTGCTGACATAACCACAGGAACATTACCTCTTGCACGCGGTGGTACTGGTGCTACGTCAGCGGCAGCGGCAAGAAACGCTTTAGGCTTAGGAAATACTACAGGCCCTACACCTATTGCAAATGGTGGGACTAATTCAACGACGGCAGCAGCGGCTGTATCGAATCTTGGTGCTGTTCCCACTACCCGAACGATAAACAGTAAGGCTCTAAGTGCAAATATAACATTAAATGCGTCAGATGTTGGAGCTGCTGCTACTTCACATAATCATTCGGCTGACAATATTACCTCCGGAACGCTTCCAATCGCAAGAGGCGGTACAGGAGGAACAACGGTTGCATCTGCTCGTAATGCTCTTGGACTTGGTAACGCAACAGGCGCAATTCCGATAGCCAATGGAGGAACAGGACAAACGTCGATTGCGGCGGCAAGGAATGCTCTTGGATTGGGGAATACCACGGGAGCTGTTCCAGTTGCTAACGGTGGAACAGGCGCGACCTCAGCGGCGGCGGCACGAACAAATTTGGGGATGGGTGTAAGCATACGGTCAGAAACTTGGAAAACTGGTTCTATCACAATTCCTAATCTTGTTTCCAATCGTTGGTACACGGTAAGGTTGGACGGGTTGGGCACAGCCATACTTGTTTTTAACACCGGTAGTTGGATACGTGGCAAGGGCGGATATAGAGCAGATAACGGAAATATGGTTGATTATTATTTTAACGCCAGTGTTAGCGGAACTACAGTTACACTTATTGCGTGTAGTGAAAAGGTTACAACTCCCGCCGGTGCAGTAACCATAAGGCCGTTACTACACCACACAGTCAGTGCAATAGAAGCAATCAATTAACAACTACTCCAAAACAGGGTAGTTATTTTTATAAACAAAATCAAAAAGGTGGTAAGTATATGACTATAGAGGTGGCTTTACTAATTTCGGGACTTTCATTTGCGTTTGCTGTCTATCAAGGGATAGCAAATATGAAACGAAACGTGAAAGCGGACAACAAAAAGGATGCTTCTGAAATGACGACTGTAATAATTAAACTTGAACATATCAGCTCGGGGATATCAGAAATAAAAGCGGATTTGTCAAATGTAAAAGGCGATATCAAAGACCTAACCGAAAGGCTTATTACGGTCGAACAATCGTCAAAACAGGCACACAAAAGACTTGATGAATTAAAAAACAAAGGAGAAAAACTATCGTGAAAATTGATTGGAAACAGAAATTGACAAGTAGAAAATTTTGGGCAGCAGTGGTCGGATTTGTGACACCAACACTACTGACTTTTGGGGTGTCGGATAATGTGGTTACAGAAGTAACAGCCATTATCATAGCTGGTGCGACTTTAATTGCTTATATCATCGGCGAGGGTTTTATAGACGCAAAAAGAATAGACAGCGACGGAAGCGAAAAGGAGAATAAAAAATGAGCAGAGTATTAAAGACAAAAGAAAATCAGATTTCGTGGGCTTACGGAATCAACGGACACAGTGGTATTGACATAGTGGGTAGACCAAATCAGCCGGACAGTATTGTTGCCCACAGTGCAGGTACAGTCACATACATACAAAAAGGACACGGGAACAATACGAGAGCC